GCAGGACTTGGTATTGGTGCCATATCTGGTGCGATGAATGCGCCAATGGTTGATGAATACGGTAGAGTAGTAGGAACTTGGGGAGGTCAACCATTAACGCCAACAATAACTCCTGGCCAAGTAACTGGCCAAACCGCGCCAGGAGTAGGAGCAGTTACTACTGGTGATCAAAATAATACTGTTAATCAAACGAATAATGTTACGATAAATGCCACTGATCCTGATGCTGCTGCTGGTGCTTTAACTAAAGTATTTGACAATGCGGCTAAAGCAGCACTAGATGCTCTGGCTAGACAAGCTAGAAATGCTGCGCCGAGAACAGAGGCGCCAGCGCAATGAGTGGATTAATTGGTCTTGGCGGGCAAGCGGTTAATTTAGGTAGCACAGTCTATTCGATGTTCTTTGCGGATAATAAGAAAAGTGAAATTGGGGTTATTGCTCTTGATGTTCTAGTCTCGGAAAATCTCAAACTGCCATCTGATGTAACCAAGTATCCTGTTGAAACTGGTGGAGAAGAAATATCAGATCACATTACTCAAGGCAATGAAGAACTATCCATTACTGGATCAATAGCATCTTCATCTAGTGAACTATTTGCTTTTTCATTTGCACCTTGCACTTCTAAATTTATTGATGCTATTAGCAAGTTGCGATCTATGCACAAAGATCGCCAGCCAATAACTGTAATAACAGGTCTAGGCAAATATGAAGATATGGCGTTTACTAGTTTGTCAATTATTCGCAGCAATAGCGGTAAAGATGGTGGTTGGTTAACTATCAATGCTGATCTAAGACATATCAAAAAGGTTTCTCTCAAGCAAGCCGATATGCCAGAGGATAAGTCAGCTTCAGATACAAAAGGCAAGACAGGTAAAACAGAAAAATCTACTGGTCAAAGTGGCAATGCCGATAAACCGCCAAGTAAGGATGCTGAAACAATCACTCGCAAAGTAGTTAGAGAACAACTTGGCATTGATACTTCAAAAAGCAGACCACTTATTGGTGCTGGTGGTGTAATAAATCCATGAATGTTCTTGCTGTATCCGATCTTAATAGTCAAGCGATAGAAGCCATTCTTGATGATGAATTGTATTACATCATACTTGATTGGAATGATAGTGGACAATATTGGGAAATAGGAGTGCGCAATTCAGCTTATCAAACATTGGTAGATGGCATCTCTATGGTGCCCAACTATTTGTTATTTTATCAATTCAAATATGCTGATTTATTCAAAGGCGATTTACTTGCTGCTTGCCCTAACTTTGGCAATGGACCTATACCGCGCGATGGATTTACTTCTGGAGTTTGGGAATTGATTTATATTCCATATGCTGAATTGTTGGCGCTAAATGTTATTTGATAGAGTATATCGTTTGTTGGTTGGTAAAGGCAAAGCAGGAGTGGAAATTACTGACTTGCGAATCAATTTCAGTATTCAAAAGACTGCTGATAAAAATCCCAATACGAATAAAATACAAGTATGGAACTTGCTTAGCACTACAAGGAAACAACTAGAGCAACCTGATACGCACTGTTTACTGTATGCTGGATATGCCGAAGATGCTGGCCCGTTAATGATATTTTCTGGTGGAGTAACCTATGCCTGGACTAAGTTTGATGGACCCAATGTGGTTACCGAATTTGAACTCGGTGATGGCGCCCAAGAGATACGTGACTCGGTTGTTTCTCTTAGCTATGGAAAGGGCGTCAAATCAACTCAAATTCTTAATGATGTGGCCGGTAAGATGGGGTTGCCGTTAACATTGGCAAGTAATACGCCAGAACGTCAATGGCAAAATGGTCTGTCTCACCACGGCTCGGCCAGGAGTCTACTTGATAAAGTTACTAAAGGAACCAAACTTGAATGGTCAATTCAAAATGGTAATTTACAAGTTATAGAAAAAGGCATGGTTACCACTAGACAAGGCATTCAAATTGATGCTGATTCTGGTATGGTAGGTTATGCTGAACGCGAGAGAGAAACTAAAGCTGAAACCAAACCCAAGAAGAAGGGTGATGGTAAAGCGGTAGAAAAGGATTGGAATGGATGGAAAGTAAAAACATTGTTGATGCCCATGCTTAATCCTGGCGATAGAGTGTTGTTAAAATCTCGTGCTGTAGAAGGTATCTTTCGTATTGAAGAATTAACCCATACTGGTGACAATTGGGATGGCGATTGGCAAACAGAATTGAAGTTAGTTGATCCTGCGAAACCACTTGGCAAAAAGAAATCCACCAAAGGCGGCAAAGCAACTAGAGGTTCTGGTAGTGGAGGTCATGACAATGTTTCTCCTGACGATATAATTGAGGAAGAAGATTTGGATAATCAAATGGTGAAACTAGATGTTTGAACGTGTAGTTAGCGCATTTCAAGACATGCTTGAATCTCGCATGTCTGAAATGAACACTCAGATGCCCGGCACTATAGTATCATATAATGCCGAAACTAATCGTGCTGTTGTGCGTCCTGATTTACCCAAGGCATTAGCAAGTGATGAATCTTTATTACCACCTAACATTGTCGAAGTTCCAATTGTTTGGACAACAAGTAGTGGTGGCAAGTCTGGTTTGACTATGCCGGTTAAAGCTGGCGATGGAGTGATGTTAGCTTTTCAGCAACGATCAATGGAAGGATGGTTATCAGGTAATAAGGATATGCCAGATGACCCGAGGCAATTTGATCTTTCTGATTGTGTTGCAATTCTTGGTTGTGCTCCAACTGGTATATCTGCTGATCCTACTGATGTAGTGTTGCGTTTCAATGAAACCGAGGTTCGTATTACTCCTGATAATAATATCCGCCTTGGTAACAATAATGGTTTTATATCTATTGATTCTGATGGTAATATCATTATTCAAGCTAATTCACTAAAGTTACAAGCAGATACTATTCGTGTTGATGCTGGTGGACATTCGTTTACGCTAGAGGCGCATAGACATACTGGAGTTCAATCTGGCATTGCAACTTCTGGAACGCCGGTATGAGTGGATCGCAAGGCACTTATGATCTAGCATTGTCGAGACTAGATCATGACATGCTGTTTCCGGTGGTTTCCGCGCCAGGAGTAGTGCCACCTAAACATGCTATTTGGACAATCAACGGTGCGGATAAAGTTGCGCAAGAAGTGAAGATCAATCTTCTGGCGTTCTTGGGAGAATGGTTTCTCGATGTTACTTTTGGCGTGCCTTACTTGGAGGATATTCTAGTCAAGAATCCACATATGCCTAGTATCGAAACCATATTTCGTTTCCATATACTTGACGTTCCTCACGTTACTTTGATAACCAGTTTCAATATGACCTGGGACCGCACCAGGAGAACTCTGACAGTTAACTTTGCCGCCAATACTGATTATGGACCGATAAAAGATTCAGTGATATTGGATACTATGCATGTCTGATATTATTCCTAATCCTCTTGACTATGGTGTATTGCCTTCTGGCTTCTCACGTATGCGGTTGCCGGAAATACGACAAGCTATCATTACCAGTTTACAGACTAGCACTGGACTTATTTTTGAAACGAGACCAGACTCAATTACCGGTCAGTTCATCGATGTATTCGCAGAACGAGAAGCGACAGTATGGGAATTGGCGGAGGCAGTATATCATGCTATGTATCCTATATCTGCCTTTGGCGTTAACCTTGATCACGCAGTTAGTTTCTCTGGCGTTAGAAGATTGTTCGCGCAACAATCTCTCGCTTGGATTGTATTGTATGGAGTAGAGGGCACAGTTGTTCCAGTTAATTCTGTGGTTAGATCGAACATAAGCGGAGAGGATTTTAATACAATACTCCCCACGACGATTAGTAGAAACGCGGCGGGCGATATTACGGTAAGCGTAGATACAGCGACTGTTGGACAAGAGTATTATGTCAGACTTGATACCATTTATTATCGCTACACTGCTGTAACCGGAGATACTAATGTTTCGATTGCTAATCAGCTTGAAGCATTGCTGATTGCTTCGCGTAACGTCATTGAATTAGATGCTAATCATATACGGATTTATACAGTTACTAATGTGCCATTTGCGGTAATGGTTTCTACTGGCATCTCTATCTTTAAGCAAGGAACGATAGCTGTTGCTCAAGCGATAAATTATGGCCCAATAGAAGTTGATGCTCATACTCTTACTCAAATTATTACGGTAATTAATGGTTGGAATACGGTAGATAATCTAGTTGATGGACAAATTGGACGTAATCAGGAAACCGATGATGAGTTGCGTCTTAGATATAATAGTGGTGTATATACTCTGGGCGCTGCTACTTTGCCTGCTATTCAAGCTAATCTAGAACAGAATATCTTAGGTTTACAAACCGTTCAAGTCTATGAAAATGTAAATGATACTATTGATGCTGATGGTCGTTCACCGCATAGCATAGAAGTGGTAGCATTTGGTGGTGATCCGCAACAAATATGCAATGAGATATTTCGTCTTAAAGCGGCAGGCATTGATACGTATGGTGATACTACAGCTAATGTGGTTGATGCTTCTGG